AGCTGTTAAAGCCAAGGGATATGCTTGGTTTGAAGGCGCAAAAGACTTCGACGTTAATATTGTAGGAGTTAGAAATTCAGCAACAGGCGATAAAGTAACAAACGTATTTGATGATATGATGACTGTATCGTATAAAGAAGGTGGCGAATGGAAATTTGCATCGTGGCCTTGTACAACTGATCCTGGAACAAAAGGTGTTAAACAATATCATAATGCTGCAGGTGTAGCTCGTTTGGTAGAAGGACAATATAGAGGTTCTCATACTTTAGGATTGCACCAAGGTAAATATGAAGCTCTTAAACAAGCAAAACCAGTTAAAGTTTATCGTGATGCAAATCGTGATATGATTTATGACGAAAGCAAAGTTGCTGAGGGTGTATTTGGAATCAATATTCACAAAGCAGGCGCAGATTCAACATATGTTGAGAATTGGAGCGAAGGATGTCAAGTATTTAAGAAGTCAGCTGACTTTGATGCGTTTATGGCAATTTGTCGTAAAGCAGCTGCCATCCATGGTAAATCATTTACTTATACATTAATTGAATCAGCGGATATTAAGTAATGAAAACAACCATCGCAACATACACGATTAGTACAATGTTAACATTTATTTGGGCCTATTTCTTTAACTTAGCATTGACTAATTCAGATCAATATCTGGCATTGGTTGCAGTAGTTATGGTAGATGGGTTCTTCGGTGTTATTGCTGGAATTAAACGTGAAGGCTTTCAAACATGTAAAGCAATCAAGGTATTACGTACTTTAGTTACATGGGTTGTATTGTTGACTGTGTTGTTGATGGTAGAAAAAGGATTTAAAGGGACTAGTTGGTTAAGTGAAACTATATTAGTCCCTTTTATTGTTTTCCAATTGATGTCGGCATTGAAAAATGCGTCTATGGCAGGTTTTATCAAAATAGAAGCATTGAATAGCATTTTAGATAAATTTGACAATCACAAAGGTGATCGTAACTAAACTTTGAAATTGTAAAAAAATTCATTATATTATAGTAATGAATTATAAACATATAGCATTATCCTTTACTATCTTCCTATTAGGACAAATAGTAGTTTGGATACAGACAAACGGTCCACTCATATGGGATTGGGCTAAAACGTATAAAGCTGTGTTGATGTTGCTAGGGGTGCCAATAACATGGGCATTCATGGAAGCGACCCGATACGCAGTTTCCGGTTTTGGAGGCCTATTCTGGCCCGGAAGATTTACCTCATTCGTAGCAGGTATTTTCATATTCACAATCATGACACTAATTTTTAAGGGCGAATCAATCAATCTTAAAACTGGTGTTTCTTTAGGGATAGCATTCTCATTATTATTAGTACAACTCTTTTGGAAATGATGATATTTATATTAAAAATATAGTATGGCTAATATAAAACTTATCGATCGAATCATTCTAAATGAAATAGCTGATGTTAAAAAAATATTAACAGAAGCAGTTGCCAATTGGGCAGCAGTTAGTGCTAGTTTAAAAAAATTGAATTTGCATAAACTTAATGTGGATGGCGTTGAAACATATGAATTCAATGATCCTACATTAGGTACTGTATATATCGGATCAGATGGGTCTGCATTTATAGAAAAATCTAATACAGAAAGTCCATGGACATTTGATGGTACCAATGTAATAGTTAACAATAAACCTTTAGGCGTAACTGGCAATGTAAATAAATCTAAATCAAACTACGTAGTCACAGTTAAAAAGAAATCCGTAGAGGGCCGCGATGCAATTGATGTATTTCAAACTGCATTAGATTGGCTAGGATTTATACCTGGATATGGTGATATAATAGATGCAATCAATGCAATAATTTATTTTGCACGAGGGAAATACTTAGATGGTACATTATCTTTAATTGCAATTATACCACTCGTTGGATCAGGTATTAAACTAAGTTTCAAAGGTGCTATACAAGGAGCTGGAGGCGCGTTAGCAGTTAGTAGGATTTGGCGCAAAGCAGCAAATGGTTCGCCTGATGATTTAATTAAATTTTATCGAGAAGCAATTGCATCTGGTAAATTAGATAAAGTGCAATTAGCTGCAATTGCAGCAAAGGGTGATGAAATAGCTGCTTTGTTAACAAAAGGTAAATCTTACGTAAAAGGTAAAGAAGCAGTAATATCAGCTATGGGATTAGATGCCAAAGCAGTTTTAAAACAATTGGATGATGTTTCATCATTAATTAAAAATACAACATCCGTTCCTATTAAGAAATCATTTGGAAGTAAAATTGGCGCAGCGTATGATGCAATGAAAGCATCTAGAGTTGGTCAAGGTACATCTAACTTATTCCAAGGTGGAGCTAATTTAGTGACATTCGGAGGTTTTGGTGTTGCTAAAAATTTAGTTAAAAAATTAGGCATTTCTGGCAGAGAAATGAAAATGCTTAAAGATGCAATGGATGTGAGATGGGTTAAGCGCATATCAGATAGTCCCACATTAACAACAGCTATGTTTAAAACAAACAAACGATTGTCAACCCAAGCTGCAGCATCAATGGGTATTCCACCATGGTTGTCTGCTAGGCCGACAAAAGAAATACAAGCTTGGTTTGCAAACTTGCAAAAAACAGATCCTAGACGTTGGAAAGAAGTTAGTTCTACAATTGCGCAACAATCAGCTGACGCAAAAAATATATACTATATGAAATACGTCGAAAATGCATTCCAACAGGCATCGAATATATTTAGACCTGGAGCTGTATTAAAAGGCGGGTATACAGATATGTTTGCACGAGCGCTAAAGCTAGACTCATATAGATTATCAAATCCTAAGAATTTAGATATCGTTAAAAATGAAATAGAAGATTTAGCTGAGAAATTAGGCTTAGATCCTGAAGAAAATCCAAATGGTGTTATTATGCCGGCAATATATTCAGTATTTTCATCATTTTTAAATGATACTAAAAATAAAGCAGCAGACGCATATGAAAAGGGATTAGCAGGAACTGTTATTGGAACTGTAGGAGCTATTGTTGGAACTGGCGAGGAAGAAGAACAAGAACCAACAGATTCTATTCCTGGTAGTACTAATGTAGACCCGGATCCATCATCGCAGTTATCATCAATCAAACAAGATTTTAAGAATGCTGATGGTAGTACATTGGAAAAATTACAAGCATTGTCTGATATAGGTTGGTCGGAAGATGATATTGATGTATTGAAAAAAGCTTTGGATATTGAATGATAACTGAATACGAAATAAATAACGAACTCAATCCGGATATCTGGAATGGTGATGTTCTTAAAGAAAATCTACGAGATGGATTTTTAAAGATTGCTACATCATTTTATGATTTCTTAAATATCAATGCAGAAATGCTAGATGTTATTTTGATTGGCAGTAATGCTAATTATAATTGGACTGAACATAGTGATATTGATTTACATGTTATCATTAATTTTTTCGATATTGGAACTAATTTGCATTTAGTTAAAGAATATTTGCAAGCTAAAAAAAGTATATGGAATACTAATTATCCTTTAAAATACAAGGGAATGAACATTGAACTTTATGCCCAAGACTTAAATGAAAATTTACATTCATCAGTGGGTATATATTCCATCGCACATGACAAATGGATTCAAAAGCCATCATATCAAATGATATCAATCGATGATGATATTATCAAACAAAAAGCAGATCCATATGCATATGAAATAGATGCATTATCAATTAAAGATGATAACTTAGATCTTAAGATAAAAAATATTTTACGTCGTTTAAAAAATCTACGTCAATCTGGTTTGGATGCTAACGGTGAATATTCAGTAGAAAATTTAGCATATAAATACTTACGTAATAAAGGCTATTTAGAACGTTTAAAAGATATGTTACGTGCCACTACCATGGGCCAACTAGATATAGAAGATCCTGCAGTACAAAGTTTAACAAACCATATAACGCAAAAAGAAATCCTAGACGAATCAGGCTGGGCACATATTATGCAACGTATGAATGCAGTAGAAGATCCCATGGGACAATGGAAACATCCAGGTCGTTGCACCATGATTCCACACAATCAAATCACAATGAAAAATGTACCTTATAAGGTATTAGGTATTGATGATACGGGCCATATGCAAATGATGCATCCAGAAAAACAATATACATATCCTGGCGGCAAAGTTTATGAAATACCAATGACTGCACAATATCGTACATGGGCAATACAATTATTAAATGCAATAAAAAATGGATCTAAATATGCAAAGTAAAGGTTTAGGCGATGACATCAAAAAAATAACTAAAGCAACTGGTTTAGATCAACTTGCAAAAAAGATAGCACAATTGTTAGATGAAGATTGTGGGTGTGATGATAGACAAACATGGCTCAATGAAAAAACAGAAAATTGGCCTATTTATAAAAAAAGAAACAAGGATACAAAATGAATCTTTTAAAAGAATGTGATTGTGGATGTGAAGGAAAAGGCGGATGCAATGATACTAACAGCAATTACATGTTTTTTGGTAATTTAAAAATCATTAAAAAATATGTAGATGCAATGTTGCAAATGAATCCAGATCAAGTTCAAGAAATACTAAGTAATGGACATGATTGGGCAGCAGATCATATTGCAACTTCAAAAGATGATGTACAAGAAGTTGGTGATTTTCTAATGAATGAAATGCAACATGATCATGCAAAAGATTCATATGATATGCAACAGCCAATGTTTGTTCCAATTGGGTTTAAAAATCATCTCAAACAATTAATGCCAGAGCGTATTGAAAAAACCGAATCTGGTTACTTTGCTACAACTGAAACAGGTAGACGATTGTCTAAAAAACCTAAATCTAAAAAAGCTGCATTGGCTCAATTAGCCGCAGTTGAAATTTCAAAACATAAAAAATAAATAGTTATATGGCATACTTAAATGCAAACATACCTACAATTACGTGTTTCATACGTAATGAATTCATGTTTAATCATGAACAAGGTAACGGCGAATTTACACTAGCAGATGTGCATAGTGTAGCTTCAATACAAAAACGAACTCCATTGTTTGAGGCATTTCTAGAAAATGGCGTCAATTGGACACGAAGACCAATTCATGCATTTTGTTGGAGAAAAGATGCAGAACAGTTACCATTGACCGAACATGTATATTGGGATTGTTTTTCTTCATATATCGATGTACAAGTAAGAGAACGATTATCAGGCCTTCGAGCTGATTTAATTTCTATTACAGGTGTAAAGAGACAAGGTACATATATGTTCACATTGGATTGGTCTCATGAAAATAGAAATGTATTAGATACTAATTTTTCTGAAACACCTGAACATAAATGCGGCCATGTATTTAAAATGGATAATGGTAATTATTTTATTTATCCGAATAATAGAATTATATGGATGGATACTGCTTGGACATATAATAGAATAGATAAAAATCCAGGTTATAAGATTGATATGACAGTGTATAGCGTTGAAGGTAAAGCTAGCTTCGAAACTGATTATTCATACATAACTGAATTTAAACAAGATAAAACAAAAAAGTAAATATTTATTAATATGAAACTAATGAATTTACTTTTTGAATCAAAAGATAAAACAGAAACTTTTGAATCATTTGCAGACACTAGAGAAGCTGGTGCTGAAAAGATTGTTGATAATGCTAAAAAGAAAGGTGGATTAGCACTTTTAACGTGGCATCACTTCAAAGTTAAATTACCTTATTATAAAAAAGCAGCTGCTGGCAAATTAGATATGGACGCAACTAAAAAAGAATTTGATGCTACATATAAAAAGATATCTACATCAATGTCACAAATTGAATTCCAACGGGAAGTAGGTCGTTTAGAAGTTTTAGGTGAATTGATTATACGAGATCAAAAAGGCAAATAATGATACGTTTAAAAAGTTTATTGTTTGAGTTTGATTTAAATGAAACAGGCGAATTAGATAAAGCTAAAGATATTGTTACGGGGTTACAATCGCGAGGATTTAGTTACACCGGTGCTGTTGCATTAGCAGGTAACATAGCTCACGAATCTGGATGTGAACCTAATACTACTGAAGAGGGTGGTACTGGAGGATATGGATTAATGCAATGGGATCCAGGATTCGGGCGTAAACAAGCATTAACTGCATTTGCAAAATTTACAGGTAAATCAAAGAGTAGTTTGTCGACACAATTGGATTTCATGAAATGCGAATTATTGAATGGATATCTATGGAATGGTAAACCAGTTGAAGGCATAGATAAAAAATTAATGTACTATAAACAAGAAGATGGTACATATAAAGGTTTATCAAACGAATATGTTAAGAAGTATAAAAATAGTATCATCGATGGAAACATTGCAAAGAGTGCAGCTAACTTGATGGATAATGTATTCAAACCGATT